CCCCCTTTGAATTCTGTTTATTATATCAAGACTTCCCGCCATAGGCGAGAAGGAGCTTCTTTCGGAACTCTGGCATCGTACACGATAGCGCGGCCCCTGGATCGTTCTTCCTTCCAGGACTCACCTCATCATGACCGAGGACAAGATTCAGATCGAAGACGCTTGGATTATTCCGCTTCAGCCATAGAATCAGAGCCTCAAGGGAAGCCTCCTGGGCCGCCGTGTAAACCTGATAGAAGCCTTCCTGGATGTTCTCTCTCCGCTTAGAATAGCGGACTTCAGACTTCGGAATGATCTGGCCGAACCAGGTCACGAAGGATCCATCTGGACGCTTCTTCACTTGGCCAGCCGCCATGATCTCGATCCCCACAAGGAACTGAGACACGCCCTTTCCGAGCTTAGGCCAGGAGGAAGTCCCGGCGTGATAGCCCCACTTATTCAAAGGCATGGCCTGGAAGATCTCACCATCCGCATCGATCATGAAGTATGCGTGACCCTGTTCCCGACCGTATGCGATAGCGGGGGCCCCGTCCTTCCTTCGCCCAGCCGTGAAGTGAACGACAGCTCCCTCCGGGTATCCCTTCCGATACGATCCTCGGGCCTTCATCTCTGGCTTGATCTGGGTGGCGAATGGAACGCGAAGGAGCTTCTGGCCTTCGGCGTTCATGCTGATTCTTTCCGGTTCTCTCATGGGTGTTCTCCTTTAGGGGAAAGGATACACGGCCAGGTCACTTCTCGGAAGAAGGATCCTCGAACTTCTTGGGGGGAAGACCTAGGGCTCCCTCAATTCTCGAGAGTCGCTTGTCGATCTGGTGAATAACTTCCACCTTCTGCTCGAGCTTGGAGACGGTCTCTTCGGTGGTGTTGGCCTTTGACTCAATGCCTCCGGCCCACACACCTATCGCCACGAACCCACCCAGAGATCCAGTCGCTCCGGCAAGAAGCGCGAGAACCCACTTCAAGGGGACTCTGGTCTCATCGGACAGGTTCGCTTCTCTCATGGATCCTCACACTCATAGAAGCCTTGTGAAAGCTCACGACAGTTCTTCACCACGCGAGTGGCTGAACAAGCTGTCAGGGCGGCCACAAGGGAAAGAAGGATGATGATTCTCATTAGAACCCCACACAATTAAGGGCCACGTTCGCATTAAAATTTACGTTCGCATCGGTCAGAGTCGAAGTTGTATGGCCGATAGCCGCGTCAATATAGCAGTAAACCGAAGTTTCTCCCGAACAAGTACATGAAGGAGGAACAGAGAACTTTCCGCCAACGAAAGTTACGTCGATTCTTCCTGTACTGGGTGTGTTTACCGCTTGAACGAAGCCCGTCTGTCGGGTGATCGAAGCGGTTCCGTTGTTCGCTATTCTGGCAGCTTCAATCTTAACGCCTTCAGCCTGTCCAGTGGTCACAAGGTTTGTGAACTTCACCGCGTCGGCAAATTCCACTCGGCGGCGAACAGTCACCTTCATGTCTCTCTGTCCGATAGCGGCGTTCCGATCTATCATGATCGTGGTGTCGTTCACGGTTCCAGAGACACTCTGCTCATACATAATGCGGAGTGTTTTTTTCGATGTATCGCCGAAAGTGAAAGTTCCACAGGTATAGATCGGCCACTGGGTCAGAGAACCAGCGGAGATCTGTTGACCAGCTTGAGCGTATGACTTCGACTCCTGAAGAATTGTCTGAGCGTTATTCGGAGTCTCGACCCACTGAAAGGAGGTCTGAAGAACAGCTCCCACGGCGAGATCCATCTCCTGAGTGAAGGCTCCACACACCTCATAAGTTCCGGCTGTGGGAGGAGTGAAAACGATCCCTAAACTTTCGCTTCCAGCCGAACAGGTGAGGCCTGTCGATGGGTTCGTCGAAGAACATGGAACTTCAGCGGATGCAGATCCAGCTTGAAGCTGAAGATCAAGTGATCCGTTCGTGATCTCAGTATAGGACGACACGGATGCGGTCGATAGAGCCGGAAGGCCGCCCCCAAGATTCGCGTCGATTCTCCATCCAGACTTGTCAATGGTGATCGCTTCAGAGCCTAGACCATCCACCTTGATGAGTGAGAAGTTGAGCTGGGTGTTCGCGATAGATGTGAAGACTCTCGCGGTCGAAAGAGTGTTCGACGCGTAAAGCTCGAAAGTCTTTGAGGCCTGAAATGTTCCATAGGATACAGTCCCGATCGCCGTGAACTGTGTCGCGTTCCCAGCCTGACCCTGAGTGTAGCCGCGACCGATATTGGTCGATCCGTCATTGATGGTAAAGGCGGTATCAGATGAGCTAACTGGAGAAGAGTATCCCCAGATCATCACTTCATAGGTTCCCGGCTGGATATTATTCACCGTGAATCTTGGAAGATCAGTGTCCGTGGTGGAGAGAGTCATCCCACCGAGTTCTTGTGATACCGTGGGCCCAGGACAGTCAGCGTCCGCCGTGAAAGGCCCAAAGGCTGTGTTCGTTCTGTCCCATTGACAGTTGGCCGCCTGAGCGATGTATCCCGCCACCGCGAGACCGTTCGAGTTCCCAGAGAAGAGAACTTCCTGACCGAGCTTCACATCATCAAGATAGATCAAGGCCGCGTCAGCGGAAGAGATGAAGCGCGGTCGGATAGATCCTGAAGAGGGACAAGTGAAATAGATCGCTTGCTTCGCGGAAAAATTCGTCGATGTCACGAAAGCCGAAGACTCAGCGATGACGTTCGTCCCGTCGAATACTTGGGCCTTATAGTTCGCGTCCCCTCCTTTATAATACCAGGAGAGAGAACAGAGCTTTCCATATAGTCCAGCGGGAACGGCCACCAGCTCACCAGATAGAGTCTGAGAAGCGGCGGAAGGATCCCAGGATCCAGACTGAAGTCCGAAGCCCACGTTCGCCAGTGTCGTGTTGATCGTGAAGGTTCCACCGGAGGCCGTCCAGTTCGTCGAGCCTTCTTCGAAGCCTGGGTTCGCATTGAGAACAACTCCCCCGCCACCAGCTCCACCACCGGATCCCACGTCCTTGAAGGTGAGGCCATCATTCGAGAATTCGATCTTCCCAGTCGCGGAGTTCCAGCGGAACTGAGGAAGGTTCCCGGCTCCAGTGTCGAAAGCGTCCACGATGTTCGTGTTCGTTCCGCGACCCTTTCGAACCGTGTTCGATCGGAGCTTCAGCCTTTGAGAGGAATCAGAAGACACCTGGGCGTTATTTACGGAGCCAGTGTCGAGTTCGATCACCTTGTCGGCGACAGATCCCGGCTTTCCAATCTTCACCTTGTCCTGGCGGATGACTTCATCGGCGGCGAAAGCCACGCCACCGATCAGCATGGCTAAAAATATGGGCTTGAATATATTGGTTTTTTTCATGTTTACTCCGTTATGTTCGCCGTGAACACGCCAGTGGCGGCTTCAAGGTCTTCAATGTCAGTCGTGCAAGTGGCGAAGTTACAGTTCTGAATTCTAGTCCGAAGAGATACAGCGTCAATGAGAATCCCTCGATCGGATCCGCCGGAGAATCCCACGAACCTTCCGCCTTCGATTCTCACATCGTTCGCGGAGACTTGGATGGCTTGCTGTGATGCGGCGGCCTTTGTGAAAGTGACCCCAGGCGCGAACTCGATGCGGACACCGTTCTTCGTCACCTGAACGGGGGTCGAGATAGATTCGTTCGAAGCCACATAGATCCGGCCAAAGGCGGGGACAGCGATGTCGGCAAGCGCCGCGGCGAGACTTGTGTGGGTTCCACCGGAAGACTTCACGATCGCATTATACTGAGCGGAGAGGTTCACGTCCGTCACGCTTTCGAAGTACTTGATCCACTCATCGACTCGGAAGAACAGCCAGTTCATGAACTGGAAAGCTGGTCTCTCTGACGCGATCCATCCAAGAAGTTTTTTTCCGACAGTGGGCTCCGTCACTTTCGCGGGGGCTCCGTCCGTCCAGTTTATATGTGATGATGGCTTAGGTAATGGCATAGTGTCTCCTCAAAATTATAGTCCCACAAGTCTTCCCCCGACAAGGGGATCCACAGTCGTTCCGAATCCTTCCGGCTTGGGATCGTCGCCAGCGAAGGCGAACTCCATCCCGAAATCATAGAGCTTCCCGAATAGTCCACCTGTTGCCGGATTCCCCGTA